GACAGCCAGGGTCGCAAGAGGGATCGCGGCTGGTCCGCACATGGTGTTGCCTCGCGAAGGGGATGAACTGGTGCCCGTTGATGGGCAGGGGGGAGCCGAACTCGAAGCCGCACCACCGGAGCCACCGGAGGTGGACCGTGTTGCGCGCATGAACGAGGTTGGTCAGGAGTGGGTACTTGGCGTTCAGGACGTCGACCCAGGCGCGGCACTCGCGGATGAACTGCCGCCTGGCCACCGTCACGAGCCCTTCGGTGGCGAGGAGCCAGACGTTGGCGACCCCGCGGTCAGGCCAGGGGACGGCACCGAACATGCCGATGGGCTCGCCGGCCTCGTCTACGATCGTGAGGCAGGGGTCGGAGATCTCGAAGCCTTCGGCCAGCGCCCCGAGCGGTGAGTAGCCCAGGGCGCCGACCTCAGCTTGATCAGCGGGGCGCATCTTCGCGGCGCAGGCCGCCACGTCGGGAAGGATGGACGGGCGGACTGCTGCCATGGGATGCTCCCTAGAAGCGGGTGGAACGGAGGACGAAGTTCCCTTCCCAGCCGGCGTTGACGAAGTTTGCGGGGAACGGGTGGTCGACGATGATCTTGATCGTGAGGTCACCATCGGCTCGCCCGCGGACGGGGAACTTGAGCGTGCCGGAGCTGAGCCTGTTGATCCGGTCAGGGTCGGTGATCATCGGCCCCTCGAACGAGTAGGTCCGGGTCACCCCGTTCTCGGTCGTGACCTCGACGTCGAACCCACCGGTGTCGACGTAGTTGATCGCCCAGAAGTTCAGCGTCAGGTCGCCCTCGGTGAGCGGGATCGAGGCTGCGCCTTCGATACCCTTCTCCTTGATGGTGGGCATCGTGAACTCGTACTCGGCGGTGTAGGGCAGGCCGAAGAACAACTCGTCCCCGGTCAGGTCGACCCCGTTGAAGGTGACCGTCTGCGCCGAGCCGTTCTGGGAGGTAGGCGTGAGGATCTCACCAGCGGGGTTGTTGAAGGATCGCCGCATGACGACAACGTCCAATCCGGTCCCGCTCCAGGCGAACGGCAGGGTGAAGGTGGTGTTGCCGCCGCTGTACGACTTGGCGATCTGGCTGTGGTCATCTTTCAGCCACAGGTCCAGGTGGGGCATCCAGTCCTGAGAGTATGGTGCCGCGTCGGCCTTCAGGTTGATCTTGGCGATATAGTACCGAGAGGTGGAACCCCGATCGAACACCACGAGGATGAAGTGATCCATCGGCGCGACCAGGGCGATGTTGTAGGGGAACTCCCACACCGACCACGAGCTTTGGACCTTCTCCCGACCCTCGATCCTGTCGGCCCACTTGTAGGAGTGGACGTAGAGCTTCTTGGGTTCGGTATCCGTCAGTACGACGAATAGGTCCTCGGTCTTGGCGTGGGACATCTTGACAGCATCCTTGGCGATGTAGCCCGAGACGTAGTCGGTGATGTCCTGGGCGGTGTAGCCCGTGCCACCCTTGTCCTTGGTGAACTCCCGGATGCCGGTATCGGCCCCGCGCTCGAAGGCGAAGAAGATGCCGAAGCCCGAGGAGATCGGCTTCATCGACACGTTGCAGTCGTACTCGGTGACCACCTGAAGCGCCGCCGAGGCTGGCGTGAGGGGGTCGCCGGTCATCGTGAACTGCGCCCGGTCAGAGAACAGGATCAGCCCACCATCGTGGGGGACGGCGTGGTACAGCTTGGCCACCTTGTTGGTGGTCACCGTCACGTCGATCGGGTCGGTGTCCAGGCTCGTGGTGACGGTCTTGCGGAAGAAGCTGAACGGCTTGCCAAGCTCCGAGAGGATCACGCTCTCATTGGAGAGGAAGCCCAGGCGGTTGCTGTAGAAGAACACGTCCTCGATCTTCCGGCCGGTGAAGCTCGGCCACGGGTTGGTCGTGGCGTTGCCAGCCTTTCGATCGGTCCAGGTGGCCTGCTTGAAGGTGAACGTGCCGTCGCTCTCGCGGACCAGGATGTGAGGCATGGTCGACGCATCGAACTTGTACTCGATGGCCGGCGCCACGCATTCGGTCCAGGTGGCGTCGCCGTAGGAGCCCGAGGAGGCGGTGCCGGTGGACTTCACGTAGAAGTTGTCGAACTTCGTGCCGGGGTCGCCGGTGATCTCCAGGATCATCCCCATGAGGGCCTTGTTGGGGAGGTTGCCGAAGTTCTGGACGGTCTTGTGGATGTAGCCGAGGCCGTTGCCACCGATGGTGTCGTCGACCGAGTTGTCGAAGTCGGTGTTGTCCGTCCGGTCGACCTGGAAGGCGTTCGAGCCGGTGATGTAGACGGTGTCGAAGTTGGCGTGGCTGCCGATCGACGTTGCCAGCTCGGACGCGATCTTCGAGGTGCGGATGGTGGTCACGTCGGCTGCGTCAGTGGTGTACGAACCGAGCACGGAGCCGGAGCTGTTGAGCATCCGGTAGATCGAGCTGTAGGCGCCCTGCTTGACCCAGCACAGTCCGCCGTAGATCCGGTCGGTGGACAGGGTGCTGCTCTTTGCGACCGACACCTGCTTGTTGACGATGAAGGTGTAGTCGCCCACGGTCATCGCGCGGAGCTTGTCCTTGGGGTCGTAACCGCCGGCCGACGTGAGGTAGCCGATACCATCCGGGGTAGCGACGGTCTTCCAAGCGAGGGCGTTCGTGTCCCACACGTTGACCGAGCCATCGCTCTTGATCACCAGGACGTATCGCTCGGTCGGGTCGCGGTCGATGAAGTGGAGGAACGACCCAGTGCCAGGAGTGACAACGTCAGGCTTGCTGTCGAACTGTGCCGGCGGGCGCTTGCTGAGCCCCTTGACGGTGGACGAGAGCATGTTCACCTGCTCCTCACCCTGCGTCGGGTGGCGGAGCGACTGCGGCTGCTCGGAGACGCCGTTCAGGAGATTGGGGATGGACCCCGATCGGAGTGCCATTAGAAGCCCCCTTCCCGGTTCAGGATGAACTGCATGGTGTGGTTGTCGAAGACGGAGTAGTCGGCGACCTCGCCCTCGGCCTCCTTCAGGGCCGTGCGGGCTTGGAACTCGTCGCGCTCCGTGAAGCCGCGGATGCTCTCCTGGCCGGACAGCATGACGTTGGCGTACTGCCGCGCGGAGCGGATCGTGATGTACCAACGGGCCGCCTCGGGGAGGTCCTCGAACTCGAAGCCCCACACCACGTCGACCTTGATCTCGGTCAGGTGGGTGATGGTGAAGGTGCGCTCGTCCTTGTCGTAGACCTTCATCACACCGCCGGTCTCCCTGGTGGTGAACCTGGGGCCGGGGCGCTTGCCGCTCGGGTAGAGGGCGCGCGGGAAGGTGACCTGGAGGGCGTTCGTTGGGATGGCGAAGGTGTTGGCGCTCGGGGTGAGCGGGTACTCGTGGTCCTGGTTGAACTCCCAGCCTTCCTTGAGGACCTCGCGGGTGACCTCGTCGAGGATCGCGATGGCCTCGGAGACGTCTTCGCGGCTGGTCTGCGGGATGCTGGTCACACGGGCGATGCCGATGGTGCTCAGCATGCGGTTCACCGCCTCAAGCTTGGTGGTGTTGACGGGGTTGGCCATGGCTCGCCTCGGGTGAGATGCAAAAAAGCAGGCCCCTCCCTGGGGTTAACCAGGAAGGGAACCTGCCGGTGACGGTGGGTTCGGGTGGTCGGTCAGGAGGCGTAGAACTACGCAGTCTTGACCTCAGCCGCGCACTCGGGGCGCAGCACGCCGGAGCCGACAATCATCTTGCTGAGGAGCAGGGTGGCCTGCTTCTCGATGATCCACGCCTTCTCCGAGGCAACGTCCATCAGGCGGACGGTGCCGATCGCCGACTTGTGGCCGGCTAGGCAGACGGTCGTGCTGAAGTTGCCGTGGTACACGTTATTGGCACCGGACGGGCTCGACGCGACGTTCGTCTGCGTGATGTTGTTGGTCTTCACGATCTCCAGGCCGGCGACCTTGAGGACCGAGCCCTCGTTGTAGGCGCCATTGGAGCCGTTCCAGTCCTTGTTGAGGACCTTCGTGGTCTGACCCAGGAGGTAGTACTGGGCCGGCTTCACGAACAGCGAGCGCTCGTCCGCAGGGACGTCGTTCTCGTCGAAGCGCTGGGCGATCTGGAAGGCGATCGAGGCCAGGGTCTCGCCGTTGGTGCCGGCAGCCGCGTTGGTGATCGCGTAGCCGTCCGGGGCGTCGTTGCCGAACAGGTCGGTGCCGCGCGCGGCCAGGCCGAGCACGATCAGGGCGGTGGTGTCGAACGAATTGGCGAGGGCGTCAGCCTGCATCGAGCTGTAGATGCTGCGGACGTCGAAGTGGTTCACCAGCTCGTCCCACTGAGCGATGTAGTTGGAGCTGACCAGCGGGTAGTCGACCGCAACGGTACGCTCGCCGTGCTTCAGGACGCTCTGGGCGACCTCGGAGCCCGGCAGGACGTAGCCAGCGGTGGCACGCCAGGTGGCCGGGAACTGCGCGCTCTTGGCGCCCCCGCCGAGCTGGCGAACCAGGTGGCGGCTGTTCATGACGGTCTTGCGCAGGAAGGCCGTGAGGACCTCGCCAGCGAACTTCACGAGGAAGAGGGCATCAGCGTTGCCGGTGGCATTCGCCTGGCCGAGACGCGAAACGGTGTGAGCCATTGAAGTAGTCCTGTGAGACTGTTGGGTTGGACGGTGTGTCCGACCGCTCAGCCCCATTCGCCGCCACGCAGGGGTGTCCTCAGGGTCGCCCCCTCAGGGGGGACCAAGCGGGCCAAGGTGTCTGCTTCGTGGGTGGGGGTCGGTCCCAGCTGGTGCTGGGGGCAGCCCTCTTACGAGAGGCACTGCGCATCGCCCACAGGAATCGGCTAAGAGAAACGCTCTAAGTGTTCTTTTGGGAGATTTTGCTTGACATATAACTCCCTCGCGCATTTCATGGCTAAGAAATCCGCGCTCGCTGCCCAAGCGGGCCGACCAAAGGAGGGATTGCATTATGAAGTTAAAAACATGTGCAGCAAGTGCTGCTGTGTTGTTTATTTCGATTTCGAGTGCGTATGCCGAGTATCCGGCAAGGCTGTTTTCCGTCTCGCAACTACATTTCGATTCTGTAACAGAAGCGCGTGGTTTTGTTTGGTATCTTCGTACGCGAGAGGCCGAAGTTATTCTTGATTCCATTGCTGGATACATGGGAATCGACCCGCAATATGTTAGTTTGGCTTTGAGAGCACTTCCCACGAAGGAAATCCGTGGAGAGGAGTCTTTCTATGGCCTCCCATTGGCTCGCGGATACAAGTACTGTGCTAGTCGCGTAGGCGTGCGTTCAATCATGTCAGTAAATGGCCACGATTCCGTCCTCGGCGTAACACCGGGTCCAGATGCTCTGGCTATATACACCTTCACACCAGGTGGTGGTCTGTTTGAAGGCCAATCGTCGGTGGAAGGAGATGCGCAGCTAGTCGGGATTAAGCCAGAGTATTTCGAAGAGTTTTTGGATAAAGGTGTTTGCGCCGAGTTGCCTGGTGGTGCCCTTCTGAGTTGCAAGGGCAATCCATGCCCAGGGTATGAGCACGGACATTATAAAGATCTTAGTTCGACCCACCAGGTGGAAGGTACCCCCGACCTGAAAGGAGGGTTTTGACCCCCTTGATCTAAAAGGCCCGACCGCGGCGAAGCTCTCGAGGCTGCGTTCGACCGAAAGGATCAGGCGCTCGGTCAGTGGGTAGTTCCGGTTAAATTCCGTAAGGGGACCGGGTTCCCGCCAGGGAGGTCCCGGTGATCGCCCACACGATATGCCGGCTTCGTGCCTGGCTGGGCGGCCCGTTGTCGGGTCTTACGATAGAACCACGAACCGAAGCCCGAGGTGTCTCTAGGCACGTGTGCCTTGAGGGGGAACAGTCTACTCGGCGATGGTGCCGAGGGTCGGGTCGGTGTTGAGGTCGCCGATCTCGGTGCCGGAGAGAGCACGCGACCAGACGCGGAGGCCGAGGAGGCGGGCGATCATTCCCTCACCGGGGGCGCCGAAGTGGCGATTGAGGAGGGTGATGCCCCGGTCGGTGCCTGACCAGTCGATCGCGGTCGAGGCGCCGGTCTCGTCGGAGCCCGCCTGGGCGCCGTTGAGGTAGAACTTGTAGGCAGTACCGTTACGGACGACAGCGACCCTGTAGCGCCCCGTGGTCGGGAAGCTCGCGGCGCCGCTGGCAGCGCTGGCGTTATTGACCCCCACGTTCCGCATGAAGGTGAACTGCTTGTGCGTCGTGTTGGACTTCGCCCACATCATCTTCGAGTAGGTCGAGGTCCAGCCAGCGTTGACGGGGGCGCTGAGGACAGCCGCGGCCTCACCATCGACCAGGGCGGTGTCGATCTGGATGTCCGCCCACATGGTGTAGACGGTGCTGATCCCGGTGAGACCAGCAGGGGCGGCCGTGAGGTACGCGGCATCGGCGGTCTTGCTGACGTTCCGCAGGCACTTGTAGCCGGACAGCGAGGGGTGATCGCCGGTGAAGGCTGCGGAGCCTACGAGGGAGAAGGTGGCGTTGCTGATCAGTTCCTTGCCGAGTAGCGACGAGCCTGCCGGGTGCGAGCCGACGAAGAACGCCAGGTTGGTGTTGATGGCGTGCCCCAGGTCGGGGGCACCTGCGTCAGCTGGGACCTCCGGGACGATCTCATCAACCCCAAGGACCGCGTGGATGGTCGAGACGCACGCGGCTGCGATCACCTGCGCGCCGTAGGCCGAGGGGTGGATCTTGTCGGCCTGCCAGTGCGCCGTTGGCGTGGCGGGGTTCGAGCCGTCTGCCGTGAGGGCGGCGTCGAGGTCGAACAGCTCGCGGCCGGTTGGGGCGCCACCACGCAGTGAGGCGTTGACCACAGGGTACTCGGTGTTGAAGCTGTCGGTCAGGCCTGGGGACCACGGCGGGATGGTGGTCAGGACCACATGATCCCAGCCAGCGGTCTTACGGGCGGTGTAGTAGTTGGATAGGTTGGTGATATCTTGGGCGGCTGTGCCACCACCGGAGAGGAAGTTCGTGCCCTCCAGCATGATGACCATGTTGATGCGGTCGGCATCCAGGAGGACGTCTACTGTCGCGGCGGCGCGGGTCACCAGGGCGTCGGTCTTGATCCCATCGGTGGCCACCTTGGTCATCACCACATCCCAGCCGAGGGCGACCAGGGCGTTGTAGACCAGGTGCGGGTAGGCCTCGGTGGTGGGGCTGGCGAGCCCGAAGCCACGCGGGATCGAGTTGCCGTCGAAGACCAGGTTGAGGGCCGGGAGCGTCTGGCCGAACTGCCGGAGGAGCCCCAGCACCAGGTCTCGAACGAGAGGAAGGGCGAGGGGGCGCGTCTCCATGGTGCGTTACCCTGCGAGGGCGGCGTCAACGGTCCCCGAGGTGATGGTCGCCGAGAACCGCATCTGCGGCATGGCGGTCACCTGCTGGGCGCCGGAGGCGGTGAACGAGTAGAGGTCGACCCAACCGAACAGGTCAGAGACGCGGCCCTGGACCTTCACGGTCGCCGTGGCGGTGATGTCGACCTGGGCGATCACGTAGGGGCGGACGGCGAACTCCTGGACGTAGACGACCGCGCTGTCGGCGGTTGCGCCCGCGGCGGTGAGGAGGGCTTGGATCATCATGGGTGGCTACTCCGCTGGCTCGCAGAGATCGAGCCACTTGGTGTTGTGGGTGAAGATGTCGCGCTTGGTCTGTTCGGTGTCCCGACTGGACCAGGTGAGAGGTTGGAAGATCAGGCAGGCGGAAGCCGGGGGGTTAGTCCCGCTGGAACTTGCGCATGCGCTGAGCAAGATCATCGAGATCAGTGGAAGCCACTTCACGTTCGATCCCCCTGGCTGCTTGGACTTGCTCAAGGGTCTCTTTGGCGTTCGCCAGCTCGACCTCGTTGCGGCCGGCCTGCTTGTGGCGCTCGGCCTGGACCAGGGAGAGGACCTGGTCGACGATCGAGAAGAGGCTCTTGAGGAAGGTCAGGATGCCCATTTGGGTGCTCCAGAAATGCAGAAAGGCCCCCTCCCAGCGTGAGCCAGGAGGGAGCCTTCATGCGGATCGGGTGGGTTACGCCTTCGGCTTGGCGCCGACGAGGCCGGCCAGCTTGAACACGACGCGGTAGAAGATCGCGACGTACTCGTCGTCCTTCGGGGTCTTGGTCATCTTGGTGATGGCGACCGCGACGGCCTGCGCCGCGATGACGACACCGAGGACGGCCATGAGGGTCTCGGTCGAGACGTACTGGTTGATCAGCTCCATGGCTGTCTCCTGGTGGTGTGGGCTCAGAAGGTCTTGTTGAGGATCTTGGCATCGACCATCGCGTGGAAGGCCTTGTCGCCGGAGATGTAGCGGGGGTCGCTCATGTCGCGCGTCATCTCTTGGACGCTCGCGTAGCCGACCTGGGTGGCGTTGGTCTGACCGGTGACCAGGTTGGGGCGGATGCCCTCGGCCGCGGCGAACCGGGCGTTCAACCCGCTGATGGCGAGCTTGGCCTGGTCGATCGAGCCCTTGGTGACGGCATCGTTGTAGGCGTTGATCTCGGCGTCGGAGAGGTTCTTGCCGGCCCACTCGGTCATCTTGGCGAAGCTGTCGGGGCCACCGGCCACGGCGTAGAGCTGCTGTGCGTGCTGCTCGGCCAGGGCCTTCTGACCGGCGATGTAGGCGTTGACCATCGGCTTCGGGATGCCGGCCTTGGCCAGCGCCTCGTAGCTCTCCGGCTTTAGGTCACCTTCGGCCTGGAACTCGGCCGCGAGGTTGTCGAAGTTCAGGCCGGCGTCGGTGACCGCGTGCTGTGCGGCGTCCGCGGCGGGCGTCTCGGGCTGATCCTCAGGGGCCACCACGGGGGCGTCCTGCTTGGGCGCACCGAGCTTGCTCTCCAGGGCCTTGTAGGCGGCCAGGAGGTCGTCGGTCGTCTTGAACTTGCCGCCGATCAGCTCGGCACCCGGTTGGGCGGTCGGCTGGGCAGCACCCTCGGGGGCCGCAGCAGGCTGAACCTCAGGGGTTACCTGGGGCGCAGCCGGAGCGTCGGCACCAGTGATCCCGCTCGTGAGCGTGGCGCTGGCGTAGGTCATCTATCCACCTCTGGATTGGTTGGGTCACGCGACTTGCGGGGCTGCCTGCTGGGAGCCCATCAGTTCCATCGCCTTCGGCCCGAGCTTCTCGATCAGGGCCTGGAGCTGGGTCTGCTGGTCACCTTGGGCCAGCTCCTCGTCGGAGCGGATCAGCCCATCGGTGTCGATGCCGTCCATGGTCGCCAGGCGGCTGACCAGGTTGTTCAGCTTCACCACCTTGGCGAGCTGCTCGGGGCCAATCGCCTGACCGAGGGTGGCCAGGAAGTTGACCAGCTTGTTGCGGTCCTGCGAGCGCCCGAGGGCTTCGAGGCCGGTGACGATCTTCGGCTTCACGAGCCCCTTGGGGAGCCGCGGCCAGCCAGGGCGGCCGGCGGTGCGCTTCAGTTTCAGCCTGATGTAGGGCAGCTGGAACTCCTGGCTCAGGATGGAGTAGATCCCTCCCAAGCTCGTCTCGAGTTCCGTAGCCATGAGGCGGATCTCTTCGGCGGTGACGCGCTCGGCGTCCCGCTGGATCGAGCTGTTGAGCAGGAAGGCCTGCGCCAGCCGGTTCTCGATCCGGGCGATGGTCTCCAGAGCGACGCGGAAGTCGTTGAACTTCTCCATCTGGACGACGGTGACGTCCTCGGCGTTGCCCTCGCGGATGGCGCCGTTGGGCGCCTCGGCCAGGGTCTTCTGCTTTGTCGTGCCGTTGGGGTTGACCAGGAGCAGCACCTTGGCTGCGGCAGCCGTGCCCTCGACGATCGCCTTGGAGAGGCCTTCGAGGGACTGGAGGTCGCCGAAGAACTCCTCGACGTAGCCGCGACCGTAGTCCTCACCAGCGATGCGGACCATGCGCAGGGGGAGCCACGGCAGGGCGTCCACGGGGTAGGTGCCGTTGGACCCCGGAACGATGGCGCCGAAGGTGACCTCCTGGTGGATCGTCCACTGGCGGGGAACCCTCTTGATCCAGGTGTAGATGTCGACGGTCGAGTTGGGATCGGTGCTCGGCGGGGCGTCCTTCATGGCCACCTCGCGGACCTCCTCGGGGAGGACTGTGGGGGCCACGCTCTCCTTGACCACGATCTCGACCACGTTTCCGCGGGGATCGCGCTTGCAGACGAAGCTGTCGAGGTGGAAGACCCGGAGGCCGACCTCTTCGTCGTCGTGAAGGAGGACGTTACCTGGGATCAGCAGGTGCTTCATGGCCTCACCGAGAGCGACCCGATCGGCCTTGGTCTCGATGTCGTCCATGACGGAGCGCTCGTAGCGAGCCAGGCCCTTCTGGATCTCGGTCGCCGCCTCGTCACCGCCCTGCTCCTTGGCCTGCTCCAGGACGAAGTCGTCCACGGCGAGCCGGAAGAACGGGCTATTGGGCGGCAGGAGCGACAGCAGCAGCTTCGAGGCGAGGTTGTTGACGCCTCGGGCGCCGACGCTCTGGTAGGTCTGGTAGAGGTTCGAGGTGGCGGTGTGCCCGCTCTCGGGGAGCAGGCTCGGGATGGTCAGCTTGGCGATGTCCCGGCCACGCTTTAGGTAGGGATCGCGGAGGCCGGACAGCTGGATGTACCGCGCGCAGGCGGTGTCGTTGAGGACAGGACCGGCCTCAGCCATGGGGGTTCACCTTACCTTGGGATTTGGAGACCACCCGCGACGGAGCTATTGGTGCCAGCCCTGCGCAGGGGGATGATCAGTCGACCTCTACCCTGCCGTGGGTTATCGTTCTGACCGCCAATCACCGGACTGATCTGTTGGGTGGGGGCGACGAAGGCGGCAGGGGGCGGAGGAGGAGGCGGAGGCGGAGGAGGTGGTGCTACCGGCGCAGGGGCCGGCTTGGGGGTCTTGACCTTCGGGGCACACATGGTCGCTACTCCAGGTCCCCATGAAGGGGCGCGTGTTGTTCATCGAACTGGTGACGGAGGAAGCGCACTACCTGGACCGCACCAACCTTCATCCAGATCTCTCGATCGGTGAGCTTGGGGTCCGGGCAGCGATCGGGGAACCGTCGCTCCAGCTCCTTGAGGAGCACCTCGGGGACGGCGGGGAAGTCCTGCTCGTGTTGCATGGAGGTGATCCCTGTGCGGGGGTTGAGTGGCAAGGTATTTCGCAGTGAGAGCGGAGCCCCCCGAAGGAGCCCCGCCGTTGGTCACATGAAGCGCGCCATCTCCCTGGTGCGCCGCTCCAACTCCTCAGCCGAGCTGGCCCGGAGGAAGTAGTCGAAGCTGTATTGGTTGAGCCGGCCCTCGCTGGGATGCTGGAAGCCCCGCGTGTAGCCGTCCGCCCGCTCGACCCGGACGCAGATGCCGCCCAGGGTCTTGATCAGGGCGAACTCGTTCGGGTAGCGCATGTCGGAGACCACCACCGGCCCCTGCTTGAGGGCGCTCTCGATGACGCCGCGGGTGATGCAGAGCCAGATGTCCGGCCCCACCCGCTTGCGCAGGCCGTTGCCCAGGTGCTCGCCGAACACCCGGAAGCTGAGCCCGCCGAGGCTCGGCAGCGGGAACTCCTTGAGGGCGCCTTCGAGGGTTTCCTTGAGGAGATCCCCCTGGCCAGCCGCCTCCAGGAGACCAGCCCAGGCGCTCTTGATGGGCGCCGAGAACTGGTGCTGCTCGTAGCCGAACTCCTCCACGAGGACGCTCGCCACGGTGCCCTTCCCGCTCCGTGCCTCCGAGCTGTAGAGGCCGATCAGGCGCGGGAGTTCGATGTCATCCATGTCGCGCATAGTTGCTCCGGTGGATAGGTTCAGGCCGCAGAGAGGGCGTCGAGGTCGAGCTGCCCGTCTTCCATGAGCAGGCCCCACTCCAGCGGGAGCACGAGCTGCCAGCCGGGGTACTTCTGCGAGAGCCGATCGAAGCGCGTGACGGCGCGCTGGTAGCGGTTCGCGTCGGGGCAGAAGGTGAGGGTGAAGGTCTGGCGCTGGTGGTCGACGGCGTAGGCCGAGGTGGTGACAATGTGCTCGCCATCGAAGCCGATCTGGCAGATGCCGAAATCGATCCGCTCCAGGACGAACTTCATGGTGACCGGCTCCCGGAGGACGATGACCTGGATGATGGGGCATCCCATGAGGGTGTACTCGTAGACCGCCAGCACGTCGGTCATGCCGAGCTTGTAGGCGCAGCCGGCGCTGATCTTCGACTTGCCGGTCACCCCGAAGGCGGCGTCCAGCAGCTCCTTGGTCGCGTAGGGGCCGACGAAGATGTCCAGGTCCTTGACCTCGACGAAGTGCCTCAGGTCCCGCAGTGCGCCGCCGGCCAGGACCGCGCTCTCGTCGACCATCTGCGCGCGCTTGAGGGCGGAGACCCACACGGTGGGCACGCCAGTCCGCATGGACACCATCAGGGTGTCGCTCATGAGCAGCTCCAGGATGTGGGAGGGGTGGCGGCTACGGGCGCCAGAGGATCGGGCGTTTGGCCTTGAAGTCGTAGTCGGTGGTGCGGAGGATGCGCGCGACGCGGGCCTGCACGAGGGCGTCCTCGGCAGTCAGGCCCCGGCTCTCGAAGGTCTCGACGACAGCCATCCAGGCGGTGTCGACGCCCCAGGAGCGGATGAAGTCCGGGCCGCCGATGATGCGCTCGGCCTTGACTGGGCCGATGCCAGGGCAGCCGGCGTAGCAGTCAACGACGTCGCCGGTGAGGGTCTGGAACAGGTGCCAGTAGTCGGCGGTGGGCTCGTCGACCTCGAACGTCTTGTTGCTGTCGGGGTTGTGGTGGAGGGCCGGAACCGTCCGCATGTCCTTGTCGATCGCGACGATCACCTTCTTGCCCGGCACCAGCTTCGGGTGCGTGGCCAGGATGCCGAGGACGTCGTCGCCTTCGAGGGACGGGCGGATGAATGACCGGTAGGTGGACTGCACGTGGGCGCGGAGGTCGGCCCACATGAGCGGCTTCTCGGACGGGCGCAGGCCCTTGTAGGTGGGCAGGATGTCCTTGCGGTAGTTGTGCTCCGGGTCGGTGAGCGCCATGATGACTTGGTCACCATTGAGGCGCTCCTGGAGCAGCTCGACGTAGGCATCGACCCGCTTGACCGCGGTGCCGAGGTCGGTGTGGCTCGACACCACACCGTTGCCCCAATCGAAGGACTTCTGACCACCACACGCGAACCTGTAGACGACTGTATCGCCGTCGATCAGGAGTGTTGTCACGCGAGCGGCCCCCTCGGCGGGGTCGGGCCAGTGGGGCCGGTTTCCTTCCGGCCGACTTCCTTGGTCTCGACGTCGCCCTCGATGACCACCGTCATGGTGAGCGCCCGGCCGCGGTTCTCTTCCGCCGTGATGGACACCCGGCTGTTGGCCGGAAGCGGCTCGCCGAGCTTCACGAGGTAATCGGTAAAGGCGTCCTTCAGGTCCTCGTGGGTGAGGACGAAGGTCTGGTTGGTGCGGGTGGTGATCTTCATGCGAGGCTCCTGAGTTGCCAGAGGAGGGCGAGCCCGGCGGGGGTAATCCGCCAGGACCGTCCGAAGGTGTCGCGGGTGTCTTGCACCGTGAGCAGGCCAGAGGACGACGCGCAGGCGATCTCGTCGGCGTTGGCCCGAGCGAAGTCCGACTTCGTGGTGAAGCCGCCCGCCCAGGCCTCGTGAAGAACAGGCTCGAAATCAAGCTCAGTGCGTTTCAGCCCAATTCTTGCCGATCTTGTATTCGCCGTCGAGTTGGCATCGGAACCCAAGTCGTTCTCCTGCTCGTCTGACAGACTGTACTGCGAGCATTCCAAGTTCATTTGCGATGCCCTCCTTGGCGATCAGCTGTACTTCGTCGTGGACGTGAGCGGCCGGCCACCAATCCACCGGGACGACAAAGCCATGGGTGGATAGATCACGGCGCAGAAGAACCGTGGCCGTCTTGAAGGCGATCGAGCCTGCCGACTGGAGCAGGGTGTTCAGGGCGCTGTGCTGCGAGCGCACCGGGACGGCGCGGCCGTCGATGCCCTTCAGCCAGTCGCGCCCCTGGAGGGCGATCGACAGGTCACCCATGAGGGTGCCCTTCTTGTCCGCCTTGCCGATGCCGAGGCCCTTCGCGAGGCGGTCGCGGACGGCCTTGCCGAGCTTCTGTGGGTTGGTGCCGGGCGGGGTCAGGCCCAGTCTGGCGTAGTACTCCAGCACGATCGTGCCGAGCTTCTTGTCGCCCGCCCCGTAGAGCAGGGCGTACATCTCGGTCTTGGAGCAGTCACGGTTGGGGCTCAGCTCTTGGAGCGCATCCATATTGACCTGGTGGATGTCGCCTTCGAGCAGCTCCTTGATGAACTTCCCGTCGTCGTACCTTGCGAGGTAGTGGCCGAGGCACCGCAGCTCCAAGCCGGAGGCGTCGGCGCCGACCTGGAGGTAACCCTCGGGGGCGTGGAACAGGCTGCGGCATTCCCATCCGAAGCCGCCCTCGATCCCCATGAGGATGACCTTCTTGCCATCCACCTTGGTGATCTGGACCTTCGGCACCTGGGTGATGTTCGGCCTGCGGTGGGTGCAGCGGTGGGTCGGCGTCCCGATCGAGATGACCTCGCCGTGGATGCGACCGTTCTGCTTGACCGCCTTCAGCCAGCCTTCCTTGCCGTCGCCGAGCTGGCCCAGCCGCTTCGCCACCATGAGGTATTCCGCGAGCTGCGGCGCCTCCGGGTAGGGGAGCTGGCTGATCACCACGTCGTCGACCTTGGGGTGGCCGTCCTTCGTGAACTCCTGCGGCACCCACCCCCTGAGCTTCCGCAGGCGATCGGCGATGTGGTGCCGGCTGCTCGGGTTGAACTCGGTCAGCTTGATCTGCGTGTAGGGGCCTTCGACGTGGTTCCAGTAGCCGCGGTCGACCCAGTGGCCGCCGTGCTCCGACTTCACCTTCCTGGTGTCCCCGCCGTCCTCGGAGGAGGTCCAGTAGCGCCGCGGCTTGGGCGGCTTGATGATCCCTTCGCTGGCGAACCAGGGCTGGTAGAGCGTGCGGAGCCCAGTCTCCAGCCGGGCCTTGATGCCGGCCAGCTCAGCGTAGAGCTTCTCGGCGATGGCCACGTTGAACGGGTAGCCGTAGGTCTCCTGCTCGAACAGGTACTCGGCGAAGGCGTGCTCGATCTCGACCGCCTCGGGCGACGGCTTGCGGCCGGCCAGGTGCTTCCACACCTTGAGGCCGAGCATGGCGTCCTGCACCATGTACTCGTGCATGGCCGGGGACCAGGTCTCCCAGCCGCCCTTGTAGTCGCCCTTGTGGTCTTCGAGGCGGTGGCCCCACGACTTCAGGCTGTGGGCTCCGACGAGGAAGCCGGGCAGCTGGTCGGGGTTCTTCTTGCGGAGCGCGCTGTCGGCCCGCTTGATGTCGGGGTAGACGAGGCGGCTGAGGACGAGAGTGTCCAGCACCCTGCCCTTCGGCGACCAGTGGGGGTAGACCTTCTTGATCGCCGGGACGTCGAACTTGATGGCGTTGTGGAACGCGATCATGTCGGCATCAGCGGTCAGCGTCAGGAACTCGTCGATGGGCCGATAGCCGGGCTGATCGGCGAAGTCGTGCAACTCCCCGGTGTCGATGTCCACCGCAACGGCGCAGTGGATCGTGGTCAGGGTGGGGAGCAGCCCATCGGTCTCGGTATCACAGACGTACCGGGCCATTTGGTATCCTCAGGTGGATTGTTCAGTGCGCGCGGATGACCTGGAGGCGGTCGGCGAACTCCAGCTCGGTGGCCATGTTCTCGACGGCCTCCTGCATGATCTCGAAGACCTCCTCGGTGTGGCAGGGGACCACACACACGGCCAGCGGTTGGTGCTGAGTGATCGCCATCGCGATGGACAGCGAGATATGAGCCTTCATGAGGGCTGGGTCGGCTGGCTCGCAGTCGTCCAGATCCGGCTCCAGCTCCTCGAACTCCTTGGTGGTCATCGGTTTCATCAGGCCATCTCGCTCAGCTGGCCGCCGAGGCGCGCGGCGCTCCGGGCGATCTCGATCAGGCCGGCCTCACGGGCGCGGTTGGCCAGGCTGGTGAAGCGCTCGTCGAGCTGGGGCAGGACCGCCTTCAGGACCAGGTACTCGTTGGTCAGCTGCTCGCGCAGCGCGAGGACCCACGGCTGCTCGGCCGGGGTGTCGTTGGTCTGCTGCATCAGAGGACCCTCCGGGCGTGGCGCTGTTCGACGACGGGGGCGTCCCGCAGGTACTCGATCTCGATCGAGGCGCGGGTCTGGCCGGGGACCTTTGGGCGGCACATGGCGGCCGACCCCAGGGCGACTTCGAGGCTCACGGCGGTGATCTCCCTCGACCACTCGCCGCTCACCACGCGGTAGACGTGAAGCTGCTGCATCAGAAGGGGCTCTCCTCGTTGCCGTCGTTGGTGGTGTCGAAGGGGTTGTCGACGACCTCCTGGTAGAGGCCGGTGCTCGGGTCGTACTTGATCGACAGGACGCTGCCCGTGGAGCTGCCACGAGGGCGGCACTTCAGGATGCGGAGGGTGGCGGTCTGCCGTTCCTCCGGGTCGTCGGCCTGCTGGTTGCGCTCCAGGCCGAAAATCACGTGCGACCAGAAGCCGATCGAGCTGGAGCCCTTGAAGTTGCGGATGGTCACCCGCCCGCCTTCCTCGTGGGGCTTGCCATCGGTGCGCGAGAGGTGGCTCACCACGTCGATGACAATGCGCAGCTCCTGCGCCAGCATCGCCATGTCGGCCATGAGCTTCTCGATCTCCCGCCGCTCGTCGTCGGAGCGGGCGGAGAAGGCGGTGATGTGGTCGATGACGACGGCGGTGCAGTCCCACGACTTGACCAGGTAGCGGATGTGGGTCTTGACCTCGTCCCAGTCCGTCGTGCCCCAGTTGTCGTAGATGATCAGCCGGTCCTGCGCGTTCATCCACTCCAGCCGCTCGCGCAGCTCGGCCGCCGTCCAGTTGGCGCCTGGGTGGTTGTAGAGCTTGCCGTCGATCTTGCCGGCCACGTAGCGGGCGGTCTCCTCGGGCGCGTTCTCGAACATGAACAGCCCGACCTTCTCGTGACCGGACTGCATGATGTGGGCGACCACCTGCATCAGCACGTCCGTCTTGCCGGCACCCGTGCCAGCACCCCAGGCGATCAGCTGCCCAGGGCGGCGTCCGTAGGTCAGGTCGGTGAGGCGCTGCCAGGGGTACGGCGCGCCCATCTCCGGGGCGGTGAGCGCCCGCTCGATGACGTCGCTGATCTTGAGCAGGCCATCGGGGCGGAACTCCTTGGCACCCCACAGGCAGTTGATCAGCTCCTCACCGCGCCCAGCGACCAGCATGTCGTTGGCGTCGTGGAGGGGGTAGCTGGCGATCTTCGCCTTGCCGGGCGAGAGACACATGGCAGCCGCCTTGGCGCTGGCCCTGCCCTGCTCGTCCATGTCGAACGCGAAGATGACCTCGTCGAACCTCTCCAGCCACTTCACGTGCCGGCCGATGTGCTTGGTAATCTTCGCTGTGTGCTCGGGCTTGGCTGCCCCGCACCCGATCGAGACGACCGGCCATTTGTTGGACTGGAGCTGGCTGACTGAGAGGGCGTCGATCTCCCCCTCGGTGACGATCACCCGCCGGCCGCCGTCGCGCCAGAGGTGCTGGCCGAACATGGCCGCCTCCTTGGCGTTTCCGAGCCAGACGAACTCCTTATTGGGGAACCGGATGTGCTGCGCGATCAGGGCGCCGGCCTCGTCGTAGTACGGCGCGATCTGCACCGTCTTGCCGCCGAGGGTGCCCACCGTGTAGCCGAACTTGGCGCACGTCTCTTGGCTGATCTCCCGCTTCTGGAGGGGTCGAACTTCACCGGCCGGGATCAGGTCCGACACGCGGGTCTCCCTTCCATGGGTGGATAGGTGAGGGCGAGAGGAAACCCCCTCGCCCTTCTCGTGGTGGCCGCAGCCGAAGCACCACGCGTGCCCATCGGTGTAGCGGCCCAGGTTGTCGCTGGACCCACAGTTCGGGCAGGGCTCGTGGTGCAGGAACTCGCTCTCGGTCATCAGCCGTGGAGGTGGCTGGCCAGCGCGTACCGGGTGTAGGCCCGGCCGGTGACGTCCTGCTTGCGCTCGTCGGTGATCATGTAGTTGCGGTCGCGCAGCTCGCAGACGCGGGCGGCCAGCCGCTCGATGCGGTACAGGTCGCGGGCCTCGTGCTGGCTGAGGGTGCGCCGTGCGCCCGTCTTCGGGTCACGCGAGCGCAGGTGGCTCAGGATCAGGTCGTGCTGGGTCGCGCCGTTGAACAGCTTGGTCGTCATGGGGATGACCTTTCTCGGTTGTCGAGGGCTGATGGAACGGAGGGTGGCGGCCCCCGAAGAGGCGCGCCGGATGGCTAGGAGAGCAGGTCCCTGAGGAGGTTCAGGAAGCTCACCAACTTGGAGGGCTGCTCGGTGGGTGGAGCCGGCAGCTCTTGGCCCGTGAGGATCAGGGCGCGCTGAGCATCGTCGACCGCGAACTCGGCGAGCCGGTTCATCCAGCCCTTGCGGAAGGCTTCCTGGCTGGGCTTGCGGGCGATCAGCTCGAGGTAGAACTGGCGGCGCCGCTCCACGAGGGCGCGCAGCAGCTCGCGGTGGTTGCCGAAGTTCACGATGATCTCGCAGACGCGGCCGGCGGTCGCTGGACCGCACCTCCCGTCGACCACGAGGGATCGGGTGTCGAGCTGTTTGCAGACCTCCTGGACGAACCGGATGGCCCGGGCTGGGCCGTGGTTGACGGCGCAGTCGAAGACGAACGGCTGGATCTCGGTGGGGAGCAGGTTGATCCGCGGCGCGAAGTAGTAGTCCTGCGCGTAGTTCGTCCGAGCTTCCTGCTTGGTCATCATGCGGACGTCATTGGCCGAGCAGGATGCCAGCCCGCGGTAGGAGGCGAGTGTGGTGTGGGTGATGCCAAAGTTGGTCGGGCCGCCACGATCGGCGGGGTGGTTCACGTAGCCACCCTCACGGCGGAGGATGTCGTCGATCATCTGGTCGACGGTCTTCATGCCTTGCCCTTCTTAGTGGCGCCCCTCCTGGCGGAACCGCTCGATGGCGGCCCAGCGCTTCGGGCAGTTGGGTTCGAGGGGCCACCCGAGGGGGACCACCTTGTCGGCGAAGGGGATGTCGAGGTGGCGGCAGAAGTCGGCGTAGGTGGTCTGGCTCTGCTTGGAGATACGGGTGCGGGAGTTGGAGAAGACCATGCGGAGGTCGAGGTCGGGGTGCTGGGTGCGGATCAGCCTGATCTTCTGCCGATCGGCGGTGACCCAGCGGCCCTTGGTCTCGACGATGATCCCGTTGAGGAGCACGAAGTCCGGCGTGTAGCGGGCTCGCCGCGGTGGGACCTCGTACTCCCCGGTCAGCTCCTCGTAGGAGAAGCCGGCCCCTTGCGAGGCCAGCTCCTTCGCTACCCGTTCCTCCAGGCCAGAGCGCCACCCGTACTTCAGGCTGACGGCGCGCTGGCTGGGCATCAAAACTCGTCCTCGTCGCCAGCGTCCCCACCGCCGTTGCCGGCGAAGGCGTTGCCCGCAGGCGCGTCGTCGTCCTCGTCCTCGTAGCCGGCCTCGTTGCCGAAGCCGAAGTCGGACGCCGAACGGCTGGTCTTGACGAGCTTCAGGATCTGGACGGCGGCGATGTCGAGGCGGATACCGGCCTCCTTGTCCTTGGCCATCCAAGTGTTGCGGACGGTGAAGGCGACCTTGATGATCGAGCCGCCGTAGATGGCATCGGTGATCGCCTCGCCCCGCGCGTTGAACAGCGGGATCTTGACCTCAATCACCTGGCCGTCGCGCCGCTTGATACGGGCGTTCTGCTTGAAGTTGATCAGGACGTTGCCTGTGTCCTCACCCTCGTCGTCGGTCTCGTCCTTGTAGGGGAAGGTGCGCTTGATCAGCTTCTTATCCTTCGGGTGCTCGGTGCGAGCCTCCTCGAAGGACTGGTCGACGAGCTGGTCGAGGAAGGCCTTGAAGGTCAGGCCGTCCCGGTAGGCCGACCCGGCGAACTCGGCGCTCGGCACCCGCAGGCCGGTCTTGAAGACGCCGCCCCACTCCTCGGCAGTCATGCCGGCCGGGACGAACTTGGTGTCGGGCTTGTTGAGCCACGGGTAGACGGCCACTCCCTCACAAGAGATGTAGCGCGGCTTGGACTTCTTCGGTGCGGCCATGGTGGAATGGTTCCTTACGTGGATACATCAGGGCGTGCGGAAGGGCTGGCCGGCTGGCGGCTCAGCCGTAGGTCGCTTCGAGTTCCGAGTAGTCGACCCCTGCCTGGGTGAGGTCGAAGATCCAGGTGATGGGCACGGGCTCGCCTGCGATCAGGCGGGTCACGACCTTGTCGATCAGGCGCTCGATCATGCTTCTTGTCCCACGATGGCGAGGGTCTGCCAGGCCTGCCCCACCGCGACCACGCAGGTCGGGCGCTTGGGGTAGGTCACGAGGATCGTCCAGCCGCCCTCGGGGGAGACCAGGACTTCGAGGATGCCGCCATCGGCGGACAACCCCATCGCCTGCGGGGTCTCGTCGTGGCGCTGTTCGAGCCGCTTGAGGATCTCGGCACGATCGCCGCACACCGGGCGGGCGGTGGGGGTGGGAGCCGCCTCCTGAGCGAAGGCGGGCGCCGAGGCGGTGCAGGTGGTGGCGAGTGAGGCCAGGGAGATAGCCAGCAGGGAGGAGAGGATGCGTCTGTTCATCACAGCTCCCCTGCCATGTACGCGGCCACGGCGGCGAACTCCGGCCGGCGGCCCGAGGCGTGGTTCATCAGGTTGCTGGTGGCGGACATCATGTCCTGGACGTCGAGGCCGAAGCGCTCGCACATCAGGACGAAGAGGGCGGCCGACGCGAGGACCTGTGCCTCACGCGGGAACCGCTGGATGCCGTCGAGGGCACCCATCGTGGCCTCGCCAGCGGTCACGAGGGGCATCGAGTTCAGGCGGTCGCGGTTGATCATGATGATCTCCGTTTTGCGTGGGCTGAGTGGCAAGGTAATTCGCCCTGCCACCGCGGCATCTGATGACTATATGGATGGATCAGGCGAAAAAGAAGTCGGACTGCTTGATCAGCTCCAGGTCCAGCGTGCCCATCGCCGGGGGCTCCGGGAGGGGCGAGCCGAGAGCTGCCTCGACGTTGGCCTTGAGGTCAGCCAGCACGTTGTTCTCCTGGTACATCTCGACGAACGCCAGGCGGAGGCACTGGCCGAGCATCTCAGCGTCGGCCGCCGGGCACCCGTAGCTGTCGTGGACCATGGCGAACTCCTCGATCCCGTTGTCCGCCGCGTAGCAGACCGAGAGCTGGAGGGCGGCGGCGTCGAGGGAGTGGACGAAGTTGGGCGGGAAGGCGTTACCCTGCTCCCTCGCGTTGATGGTGGGCAGGTACTCCTGGAGACGGGGCATGAGGATGTTGTCGCCCAATCTGGTGAACACCCTCCTGGACTTGGTGTCGTAGTAGGCCTGGTGAACGGGGAACCCCGCGGGGGTCACCCACTCGATCGGCAGGTTGGCCTTGGATACCGCGGCCGATACCTTCTTGAGCCAGTCCATGGCCTTCCTTGCGGCCACGACCACCTCCCCGATCGCGGTCCAGACGAGGCGCGTCAGGAACAGGGTAGGCTGGAGAAGCTCACCCAGCGGCCACGGCGAGACGTAGCTCGGGTCTCGCAGCTTGCGCGCCTCCACTTCCTCCTCGATGTGGTCCTGGGTGTACTGCCGGCAGGCGTGGCGGGTGCCGCTGTAGGGCACCACCATGACCGGCCGCTTGGTCGTCTTACGGGTGACCCCGAAGTCCAGCCACTGCTGGGCCAGCACCCGCTCGGCTTCCTCGTCGCCATTAGTGGCCGGCGTGGATACGATACGGCGCAGCTTGTGCAGCGTGACGTTGGCCACCTCCTGGTAGATGTCGGCCGGCTTGTTGGACGGCACCAGGTTCACCGCCTTGCCACCCTTCGGGTCTCGCAGCATGGCCGAGTAGTGCTGGAGGCCGTTGCAGCTGCCGTCCAGGGAGATCGGAAGGGTCGAGACGAAGCCGTAGCCGACGTCCTTGAAGTTGGCCCACTCCTTGCAGAAGGCGAGGAACTGCCAGGGCTTGTCGGCCTCGGTCCACCACCGCTCCACGATCGGGTCGTCGGCGCAGGCGAGGATGCGGGCCTCGTTCTCCACGACCCAGCCGATGCGCCCGTCCAGGCTCACCTTATCGTAGCCGTAGGTGCCGGCACCGTGGATCATGAGCCATCCGGCCGCGACCTCGTCGAGGATCAGCTTGCCCTTGGCGAAGGTCAGCAGCCCCTTGGCCAGGTCGTTCCCCTGTGGCTGGAGGAACAGGGGCATGGGGTACACCCGCCCGCGGAAGTCGAGCTGGTGCGGGAAGTAGATCGCCTGCTCGTCCTTGAACTTGTCGGCGAGCCAGAGGATCTTCCCGGCCTGGAGCCGCTTCGACTTGAGCTTGGCGTTGTAGCCGTGGATGCGAGCGGCGTCCCGCTTCCAGAGCTTCTTGATCTCCTCGTCCCGGAGGTGCTCGTGGTCACCCGTGGGCTGCTGGCCGCAGACCGGACAGGGAGGGAGAGCCACGTCATCCCGAGGCGGGAGCTTGCCGACCGTGATGCCGGCGTCCCAGTACCAGCGGGCCACCTCCAGCACGTCTTGCCGGATGCGCCAGCCGGTCCTGTCGATGCGCTCGACCGCCTCGCGCACCGTGGCCATGCCCTCCCAGTTGTCGGCCATCTTCTTGAGGGTGGCGTTCAGCCCGCTCGACGTCTTGAGCAGGCGACGTCGGACGTGGTTGGTGTGGTAACCGCCCTCGTTGGGGCTGGTCCAGGGCTTAGGTGGAACGAGCATCGGCAACAGCATGGGGGAGAGCAGCTCGCACCGGGAGACCGTCGCGTTGATCCAATCCAGAGCCTTCGCGGTCGGGACCAGGTGGACCTTGCACTCCTTCCTGAGCTGCGTGGTCTCGATGACCGCGAAGCCAGTCGTCTCGATCATCATGTCCAGGCAGGCCATACCGAGGTGCAGCTTCTCCTGCTGGGACATGCCGGCGAACGTGGTGCCGTACTTGTTGGCGGCGTAGGTCATCACCTTCTCGCGGTAGCCCCGGTGCGAGGACCGGCGCACGCTCTCGGCGACCTTGCCGTAGAGCTTCGGCTGCTGCTGCTCGAAGGCCTGGTAGTGCAGCTCGTTGTCCAGCTGGTAGCCGATCGCCATCGCCACCTTGGAGGCCGGAGTGTTGGGCTTGGTGATGCCGTCGAGGACCACCTTCATGATGATGAAGGCGGCCACCTGCGGGTCGATCAGGGACAGGTGCTTGACGGCGCTGTGCCTGCGGCCACGGCCGCCGGTCATGGCCTTCTCGATGAAGGCCTCGATCGACTGGGCCAGGGGCTCGATCGCCCGGCTGACCATGTCAAGTCCGTAGGGCGTGGTGCTCTCTTCGCGGTTCTCTCGCGCGGTGGCGAGCCGAGCCCGGAACTGCTCAGTCCCGAGCCCCTGCATCTCCGCCTCAAGGGCGGCCTGCCGTTGCATGAGGGCGTCGTCCATTGGGAACCTCACGACAGTGGAAGTGATGGCAATGTGGATAGTTCAGGGCACACGAATGGCCCTGGATCAGGCGGCTTCGGGGTACGCGCGCTCGTCGGTGTGCCCCGCCTCCAGCTCGGCGACGCTGAAGAGGAGGGTGTCGTGGTTCAGGCGGCCGAAGCGCTTGGCGTTCTTGGTCTTGGTCCGCTCGGTGAGCTGGCCTACCGCCATCCAGTAATCGCGCATGGGCAGCTCGATGCCCTTGGCCTTGAGGAAGCGGTTGAGGCTGGTCCAGACGTCCGCATCGGGGAGCTTGGCCACGAGCCGAGCCTCGAACTCGGCGACTGCCTCGGGGTGTTGCGCGCGCACCTCGTCGGTGATGTAGACGCCGGTCTTGCGGATCGCCGGCAGGACCTCACGGGTGACCCAGTCCTGGACCGGCGGGCGGCTGGCTTGTCGGAGCGCATGATCAGTTTGTAGAGGCCGCTCTGGGAGACCAGTAGGAGCTGCCAAACGCGGGGATCAAGTCCCCCACTCACGGTGGGGGTCTTCCAAAGCCGGCATTCGTCCTCTGCGAGCCGATGCTCACCCGCTCGGTTCGAACATTTCCATCGCTGCCCAGGTAGATGCCCAGGCAGCGACACACGTCGGTGGCAACGAACCAGGCCTTCCGGGTTGGACATCTCGATCTCCTGTTGGAACGGAAGGGGAACGCGCAACAAATTACGCAACATGTCCATCCACCGATGCACTCTGTTGGCAAGGTGCATAGGAGCAGGGCAAGGCTGTCCGAACCGGCTGGAGCCGGCAGAAAGCCTACGTTAGGGGATCAGTTGGAGAGGTGCGTAGCTGGGCGCGATAGATTTTGAGACTGTCGAGGGTGGTGCCGGGGACGGGAGTCGAACCCGTAAGCCCTTGCGGGCGCTGGATTTTGAGTCCAGTGCGTCTACCAATTTCGCCACCCCGGCACGCAGCATCCGCACCCGGATGCAACATCGCCGCAACAACGCAACATGCCACGGCGGGGCAGCAGATCAAGTCTGCTTGCGCGGGGCCCGAGAGAATCTCCTAGTCCTGCTCTGGTACGTGCGGCTGTCTTGGTCCCGCGGTTCGCCACGCGTGACCTCGTGGAGCATGAGTTCCAGGAAGCCCTCGCCCGCGGCGTCTGCCTTCGCTCTGAAGGCCTGGGTGATCAAAGCCGCGGTGGCTCCCACGTTATACCCTGACCTTTCAGCAGCGATCCGAAACGCGTTTTGGTACAGCCGCAGGAGGAGTTCGGCACCATTGCTACTTCCTGTGAGGATGCGGAACGCTGTCTCGCCCACGGTCACAATTAGTTGAGGTTCCACTCTCAGCATACCGCCCTTAGACCGGTGCCCTCTTAATGTTCTGCCGACCAAGGAGTGTGAATATATCTCCGCGCTGCTGTAACGCATTCGGAGTTGCCGCATTTGCTCCGCCAGACGCGCTCCACCGCTGGAGTTCAACGTACCGGTCTTGCTTTTCACCTGATGCAACCGAAGCGGTTCGCCAGCCTGCAACGGGGGCTGGATGATATCCGCCCCTGGAAAGGGGTTCAGAAAGGCGTCATAAAGTTCCTGGTTCTCACCCCGCGGCTCCGGCGCCTTCATATTACCGCGCATCCGGCCCAAAACCTCCTCGTGGAGGTGGCCCATCATATCCTCTAACATCATCAGCGCTTTATGGGCAACGGTGCCCCCTATCGCCTCTTCGAAGTTCCCGCTGTAGAGGAGCACTTGCGTCGCGGCCAGGATGAAAGGGTCCAAGACATCTCCAGGATTGGAGCCGACTTCGATGTCTGCGTCCGTTCTCGGGAGACCCTCTACGATCCCAGCTACCTTCGTAAGGGTCCATTCGAGCATGGAAGCGGGGTCCTCGAATGCACGCAGCAGCTGTGAATGTTGCGCTAAGCTGGCTGCGAGCATGCCAGCTCCGGGTTCTTGTGTTCCTGCGGCCCTGACTAACTGTGACCAGAGCTTCTCAAGATCGGCGAACGTCAGATCGGAGACATCCGTCGCGGGCTTGTCGCGCAGTTCTTCTGGCAACGGTATGCCGATCCTGAGGTCCTCCAGCACACGGGTGCAGTATGCATGCGCGTCCGGGAACGCTCTCGTGAACGCATTCTGCTGTACGTGGACAAGACTGGCTTGCACCTCCCGGTTGATGCGCTGGACAGCATGGTTGGACGGCAGGAATTCGACCATGCGGGTTCAGGTCAGGCTTCTACGCTACCGCCTGCCGGCTAACCTTGTTCCGGGCTGCGGCGCGGAGCCTCCCCACGGCCGTGGCCATCATGACGTTCACGTCCAGTCCGCGGCGGTCAGCTGGTAAGCTAGCTTCCATTTCATGTCGTAGGATGGCCGCCCCGATAGCCCTGCCAAGCGCCACCGGCACGGCGTTGCCAACCTGCATGTACTGAGGGTTCATGGAGCCGGCGAATTCCCAATCCCCTGGGAAGCCCTGCAGAGCGGCACATTCCCGAACAGAAAGTGGGCGGTCGAACTCTGGATGGCAGAGGGCGCTACCTTTCCGGTTAGCTCGACCGGTGATCGTCGGAGCAGGTGTGTCCCAGGCAAGCCGGCGGTAGAACCCTGTCTTACCACCTCCCGCAGCCCAGGAACCTCCAAGCGCATCAGGTTGTAGATTTCGCGGAAGTGAGCGCCAATTCCCTCCCTGAGGCACGAGCGAGAAAAAGCGCCTGACCTCGGGCGTATACTCCGAACCTGGTCCAGGGTTGTCCCTAAGGTGCATAATCGTCTCACCGACAGTTCGGAACGGAGCCAGTCCAGAACCTACCTTACCATGAGTTGGTCTGGGCAAGGACGGCGGGGGCCATTCTCGCGAGCCTAGCATCACAAAACGGAGGCGGTGCTGCGGCGCGCCGTAGTCTGCGGCATCCAGCACGCCGAAGACCACGTGGTACCCGAGCGCCTCTACGTCCGCAAGAATGCAGCGGATCGCGGAACCAGACCGTTCGTCTGGATCAAGGGGACGTGCGGCTCCGTCACCGTCCTGCCATTCCGTATCGTACCGCTTCAAGCTCCAGTGCTGGCCTGGCCGCTCGGCGATGGGGCGGTGGCGTAGGGCTGCGGTTGTGAGGTTTGCAACATTCTCTAGGACGAAAAAACGTGGCCGCACCTCCGAGATCAGCCGAAGAAACTCATAGATAAGATTTCCACGCGTATCCCGCAGTGATGTCCTCTTCCCGCCTGAACAAAAGCTCTGACAAGGAGGACCTCCAACTATGAGGTAGACGTCATCATAAAACTGGCGCGCCTGCCGCAATTTTTTGCAGGTGAGGTCGCTTATGCTTTCTGTAAGAACCTGGAGATCGGGTCGAGTTGCCTTGATCGTACCGAGGCAATTGCTGTCTATTTCGTTAGCAAGCGTCGGGCTAATCCCCGCCTGCTCGAGGCCGAGGTCGAGGCCCATAGCTCCTGAGAAAAATGACCACACCTCCTCTCGCTTGCAGAGCGACGCTGAGGCTGGTTTCATGATCGTACTCCGGACGTCATCAGCATGAATCATGATGCACCACTTCGGGGCAGAGTCAAGCTCAGGTTGAAGGGTAAGTGGTCTGGATCGCGTAACCTCAGAGCAACGCAGCGCGAATATGAGCGCCATCCGGAGTCGGGACACCAAGCCTGAACTCACTGTGCGCCGGCTCGTGCACCACATGGGGTACCGATATCGCCTACACAGGCGCGATCTGCCCGGCACACCGGACCTGGTGTTCCAAGGGAGGCGCAAGGCAATCTTTGTTCACGGCTGCTTCTGGCACCAGCATCCGAACCCGGCCTGCAGGGACGGAAGGCTCCCTGCATCGAATGCCGCATACTGGCGCGAAAAGCTGGCAAGAAACGTTGAGAGAGATGGTCTGTTCAGGGCGCGTCTCGAGGAGTCTGGCTGGACAGTCCTGGTGCTATGGGAGTGCGAAACAAGGGATCTGCCGTCCGTACGTGCGAATGTGCAGGCCTTCTTGGAAGGATAGGTCCTTGCGTGTGAGGACTGCAATCGGTGCGCGCGGGTCGGCGCTTAGACGCCATCGGAGCCCTCAAGTGCCTCTACGGCGGCGAGCAGGTTGGTCGGTGACAGGTGCGCGTAGCGCATGGTTACCTGGATCGTCTTGTGGCCCATCCATTCCTGGACCACCTTGAGAGGCACGCTGCGCTGGACCAGGCGGCTGGCGCAGGTGTGGCGGAGGGCGTGCGGCACGAACTGCTTGTCCTCGCCGAGCCCCATGGTGACCTTCGCCCGGTCCCACGGGCGCCGCAGCCAGTCGTGGTCGTGGGGGAACAGGTTGGGGCCACCGTAGGCAGCGCGGTGCATGCGCCGCTTGATCACCTCGTAGGCCCGCTTGGTCAGCGGCACCGATCGAGGGTGGTCGGCCTTGTTCTCCCACACGTGGAGCAGGCGCTGCTTCTGGTCGACGTCACGCACGGTGAGGCGGAACAGCTCGCCGACCCGGAGCCCGGTGTCGACCAGCACGGTGATGGCATCGACGTGATCCGGCATGGACCACTGCGTCAGGAGCCCGAGCAGGGTGCGCTCCTCGTCGGCCGTGAGGTATCGGATGCGGCCGACACCCTCCCGCAGGCGGGGCAGCTTCGGCTTAAAGGCCACGCCTCGGCGGTCGACGGCCACGGTCAGGACCTTAGACAGGGCGGCCAGCTTCCGGTTGATGGTGCCGTTGGCCAGCCCCTCGTCCTTGAGAGCCTGCACGTACTCGTCGAGCGCGTCGGTCGTGATGCGATCGAGCGTGGTCTCCGGGCCGAAGTGGTCGAGCGCCGACTGTGCGTTGACCTTGGCGGTTTGCTCACCTCGGGTGTCAGCCCAGGCTACCCGGCAGGTGGTGTCGAACGCCCGCTGGAGGGTCCAGACCTCGGCGGCGGGGGCCGAAGGCACGCCAGCCTTCAGCTCCCGCTGCTTCGCGAGGGCCTCTTCGAGGGAGTGACAGGTGGCGGTCTGGCGGGTTGGCCCCGCTCCTACTGAGACAAGGAAGCTGTCTCCTCGGGCACGAATACCACGGGGAAGTCGGAGGCTGGCGACAGCAGCCATGTGGCGCTCTCCACGACCGGTACTGGGGTGGTCAGGCTCTCGTCGGAGACGGCCGCGCCCGCGGCGGTCATGGCCACGAGGGCGGCGGCAGATGCTTTCGGGATGGAGGGCAGAGCGAGGCTGATCGCGCCCGTCTCTGTCCACATTAAGCCGAGAACCGCTGCCGCCATGCTTATGCCCTGACGCGCGATGCGCCGGGCACTGGAGCAGATCATGTGGAAGCGGCCGACCCACAGGAACAGCTCGCCATCCTCACGGTAGGCATCCATGAACCGCCGCCCCGGTTCAGTAGGGAACTCAGCGAATACAGCGCCGAGCTTGCGGATCTCCTTGTACCAGGTGAACATCTGTCACTTCCCATCCGCTGCGATCGCCAGCAGGCGATCTTTGAGTTGCCTGCCCCTGGGCGTGAGCGTCACGATCTTCCGCCGCCGCTCGTAGGGGTCCTCGGTAGCCTTCACCAGGTCGAGCCCTGGCTTTCGTAGTCGGTGCATCTTGCTCAGCGCCGAGACGTTCCTTGACATCGTCGACTGAGCCACGCCGAGGGCTTCGGCTATGTCCTTCAGCGTGCAGCCCTCATGCAGCGTGATGTAGAGGAAGGTGTTCGCGGTCTGCGTCGGCAGCTCCTGATCCAGCTTGCGGAACTCCTCGACCGCCTGGAACATCTTCCACAGTGGCATGGTGCCGTTCTTCATCGTCTGTACCTCCGGGGTGCAGCTTATTGCGGGAAGGTGGTGGTTCCCTCGCCGGTTGGCAAGGGGGAACTGTTCCACCAGGCCGTATGCCGTCACTTTACCCCGTCACCCCCCAAAATGCCCAACTATTAGGCATCGCGCATTATGTGGTCAGCCCCTGTTGTGCCCCAATAGGTGGCGGTCGGGCTGTTGTGTAATAGCCACGGTTGTGGCCTTCTTGCAACATTCTCAGGCTGCCTCAGCCTCGGATGCGCCGACAGCAGCTCCCTTCGGGTAGGCGTTACCTCCTGGACGCCCTCCTCCTGGAGGAACCGCGGGGCCTCGACCTTGTAGACCGGCCGGCCGACCCTCGCGCAGTGGTGATTGAGCGCCCAGCCATCCCGCATTGGTGACCTCGGGCGAGAGGTCCATCAGGTCCAGCTCGGCGGGGAAGTGCGTGGCCATGTAGCCGAGCACCGTGTTGTAGCCCTGGTAGGGGATCGGCGAGATGAAGTCTTGCGGCAGGGGGCGTAAAATGCAATGATTGGGCTTCGGAAGCCGCAAACGGGGGGAATCCCAGTTTAGACTTTATGCCAAGCTGACGAGCGGTTGTAACCAACGTCTGGCCATTAGCTGGGAGCACATGGCAATGACTACTCGCCGGGTCTTAGACTTAGCTGTTTCCTGCTGTCTGGCGGCCGTCACCTTTTATTGCCATGACGCAAAGGCTGAAGACCAACTGACCGGTTGCCTGCGAAATGGTCGGCTTGTACAGCTCCAGCTTGGCGACGAACCTCTACGCTCGGAATGTCCCCGCGGGAGCGAGCAGGTGACGATTGGCGCATCGGCTTTTGAAACTCCGTTCTCCGTCGCCATGATAGTAGGTGATCCCGATATCGTGGTCGGGAAGAATGGCCCGCTTGAAGTGGTCGCGCGGTGCTTTCCCTCACCCGCTTCGGGCTTGCCGCGCTCGCGGTTGCTCATCCGCAGCGACGTAGATGGCTGGGCTATAACGCAGGCCATCGACCCGACGCGCTTCAACTTGTTCGACCTGCCCGCGGGCGAGCAGGCGATCGGCGGGATCACCAACTCGGGACCGGAGCTTGGGGGGGCGTTTGGAGGTTCCGCCCTCGCGCCGACCGGAGAGGTGCTGACGGTCGACGGCGGCAGTACGCTGGTCGCAATGAACATCCACCCCGACTACGATTGCGTGATGACGGGGGTAGTTACGATCCTCAACGTGGGGGACTGAATGGGACGAGGGTTATTACGCGGACGAGGGCGCCCCGATCGCGCGGATCAAGCCCTCGCCTTCCATCTTGTCGGCGTGGATCAGGCAGCGATCGTGCAGCTCCATGGTCAGCGACATGCGGCGCGCTCCTTCTGCTTGGCTTTGCGGGTGTACTTGACGCGGCTGCGGACCACCTTCGGCTTGGCTACCCGCAGCGCACGAGCGACCGGGTTGCGTCGCCAGGTGGTGCGCTTGTTCATGAGACCTCGAACTCCAGCCCTTCCTCGTTGAGCCCCTCCAGGATGTCCGCGGCGTAGCGGCGTTCGACGGCGTACCCTGCGCCCCACATCGGGCAATCATCGGGCAGGCGCTCGTCGAAGAAGTCGCCAGCGGCATCGGTGAGCGGGACCAGGATCACGATCGAGCCATGGTCGTGAACAGCGACGTCAGCCAAGGTCAGGCCTCCGGGGTTGTGGTGCGCGGGGTGAACCACCAGTCCCGGACGGACGGGTCAGCGAGCCGGCGCTGGCGCGGGCACATGAGGGGCATGTTCGGCTCGGCCTCGACCTCGACGATGCACCAGCCCTGCGGCACGAACTGGTGCGAGTTGCAGTAGCTCGCGCAGTCGCGGGTGCGGTAGCGGTAGGGCTCGGCCGCGCCGCTCGGCCTGACCGGGCGCCAGACCACGGTGTTGCCCTCGCGGACCAGGATGTGAACCTCGAAGGCTTCCATGCTCAGGCCTCCACGCTGTAGACGGTGCCGTTGTCGCGGACGCCGAGCCCGCAGATGTCGAGCGCCTCGACCAGTTCCTCGCGGGTGCTGAACAGGCGCTTGCCGCGCTGGAAGCGGTCGAGCGTCAGGATGTCGGTGCCTCCGACCACGACGCACCAAGCGTCATTGGTGGGCAGGTAGCGGACGCGGATGCTCATGGTGATCTCCTGAGCGGGTGAGCCTCAAAGGGAAGCGTCGCGTCTCACTCGCGGCGCTCGGCCTTCGGTGCTCTAGAACCGGTGGAAGGTGGCCCAATCGTCGGCCGCCCAGGCGCGGGCCTTGATGGCGACCCGTAGGTAGGCGGCGGCGGTGCTCAGCGGCGGGTGGCAGGGCCGGCCGGCGGCGCGCTCGCGAATGGCGCGCTCCAAGGCCTCGGCCGCGTGGCGCAGGTAGTAGGCGACAGGATGGAACAGCATGTGATCCTCCCCTAGCGGCGGCCACGACGGTGGCCCGAGGCGGTGCGCCACGTGCGGGCGCCCTCGGGGCGGTACTCCGGGCGCTTCTCGACGCCGCACATACGGTCGACCAGCTGGCCGATCGTGCCGGGGCCGGCGGCGAGGCGATCCCAATTGGCCATGATCAGCTCGGCGGTGATCGCGTCGAAGGACCGATTGGTGGTCCCCAAGGGGTAGCCGGCGCGGCTCTCGCCCACGATGCGATCGGTCACGGTCTCGCGGATCAGCGTGGCGAAGGCGTTGGTGTAGGCGTCCATGTTGGCAACTCCTGACAAGGTGGATTGATCAGCCGACGACGAAGCCTGAAGTGTCGGTCTTGGCCTTGCCCTTGGCCTTGAGCCCGACGACCACGCCGCGCTCGTCTGCGAAGCGCAGATCGCTCTCGTCGCCGTTGACCACGAGGCGGCCCAGGAAGTCGTGCGGCAGGGCATTGCGGAACACCACGGCGACATTCCAGCCCAGCGACAGAGCCTCGGCGGAGCGGACCAGCGCGGCCGGATCATCCGAGTAGCTGTAGGTCAGGCTGTAGTTGGCTGGCAGATTGGCGCGCTTGCTGGGGATGTGCTTGGTGTAGTCGTAGAAGGTCACGTCAGGAAACAGGCTCATGATGTTGGGCGCGCCGTTGACCGTGACGCGCTCCCACAGAATATCCGACGTGCCGTTGAGGCGGACCACAGGCTCGAAGCCCTCGCGGCGGGTCTTGGCGACGAAGCGCGAAATCTCGCTGACCAGCTGAGCCATGAAGGCCTCGCGGTTGCTGAAGTAGAACTGCGTCTTCGCAATGCGCGCCTTCTCGATCGCCTTGAAGACGCCAGCCCGGCCGGCAGTGTTGAGGCACGCGGCGGCGCAGCCATTGCTAGCCATCGGGCAGACCTGGAAGCCCGACAATTTGACGGGCGCCAAGTAGAGGATGGCGGTCTTGAAACCCTTCTTCTGGCCCTTCACGGTCTTCGCGTTGGCGTCCAGGTTCAGGAGCTTGCCAGGGTAGCGTTCCATGGCGTCACCTTTCGACAGGGTGGATTGATCAGGACGCAGAATTGGCCCATCGTGCGAGCCACCCGCAGATGGCCCGAGGCGATAGGTCAACTGACGAAGTACATGAGGAACGGCGCCCACATGGCGGCCGAGGCGAGCGCCCAAGTGATCGGGCAGCTGAAGACCGAGGCCAGAATGTTGCGGGCGACGTTGGTGCGGCGAGCGGCTGGATAGGTGGAGAGAATGTTGGTGGCCATGGTGGCGCACTCCTAGTTGGTGGTCTTCAAGCGGCGACCAGTGAAGGCGGCGCGGCGCTCAGCCTGCCGAAGCTCGACAATGGCCAGCTGGCGGATTTCTTCGGCCCACGCCTCGCGAGCGTTGGCGTTGGCAGTCGCGACCGGATGCTCATTCATGACGAACTCCAAGAGTTGACCTTGTGGATAGATCAGAGCGCAGCAATGGCCACGATGGCGAACATCGCGACCAGCGAAGTTGTCGGGCTTGTAACGAAGCGCCAGAAGGTGCAGACGTTGCGCCAGCGGCGCGGCTGGATTGGTTCAGGGCAGAGCATGGTGGTTGTCCGAAAGGTTGGCTCAATCTGGCCACCAATGGCGAACTTGACGCGCTCGCGCTTCGATGCCCGCCGTCCCGGTGTGGGCGGCACTGGTGACCAGATTGAGACAACCTTGCGGCAACCCGCGCAGCTGGCGTTTGTGGCGAGGCCTTGCGGCCGGCCGAACTGGCGAGCGTTGCGGGTTGCCGTAGGGTGTCTGTTGCTAGGTTGCGCCACATCAGCGCCCGCCTATCCGGTGCGCCCATGGCCTTCGTCCGACGTCGCTACTTGGCCCATGATGGCACCTTTCGCGATGGCCTAGTCCGCCCCTAGCAGCGGACTTACGGTTAAGCTGGGCAGCGCTGCCACGGTCTAAGGGATTTTAACCCTCCAGCCCTGGGTACCTGATGGCCCCTACAGACTGGCTTGAGACCGTGCGTCTCATCTGCACCGGAGCGCCATCGCACGGCGCCCACTGGCAAGGCCTTCGTCGCGACCCCTTGCGGGCATGTCGGGCTGGCATCGCCAGCTCTGGGAAGGCCCCGTCCGCCCGGTTGTCTTCCCGGTCGGGTCAACCGCGTCGTCTTGATGTTGACGATGTGGAATGTATGCCGAGATGGATTGTTTGTCGAGACCTATTTTTATGGCGCGACATTTTTCTGTTTTCGGCCATGCTTTATGCGGCTTTGAGGTTGACCGTTGTCGCACCATGTCGCAACCTCGACGCATTTACCCGCGGGCGCGCGCAACGTGTGCCTGCGTGCACACGCGGTTGCCTCTCTGGCTTCGTTAGCGTTCCCTTGTGGGCAAGCGCGCGGCGCGGCCAGCCTGTCAAGCCCTATCGTGGCCCCTTGTGGTCGGGCTTGCCGCTCCGCTGGCGGTCGGGCTTGCGGCTTGGCCTCGCGTGCGCGTGCGCGGGTGGCGTGCGGCCGGGCTTGCGGTCTGCCATCGGGCGGCAACGTCGGGTGGCCAGCCTTCGGAACACAGATACAGGGGATGAAACGGTCGACTGGCCAGCATTGCGCGTGCGGTCTACCGCGTGCTGGCGTGCGTGCTTGACGCTGGCGCGTGGTCACGTGCGATGTCGGCAGATCCTTAGTCTGTCGCAATCCTAGGCTTTCTGCGGGTTCAGCCTGCCGCGTTGCGTGTGGTGTTGCGTTCGTCACGCGCGGGCGGGTGGCAGGCGCGGTTTTCCTTGGGCACGCGGGCGGGCGCCCCCACGGGGGGAAATGGTCGGCGATGCCCTTGCGGATGACCGGTTGGGTGTGCGACCCAAAACATCCGGGGTGCCCCTGGGCGACCGGAGGGGCGGAGCCCCCGAGGGAGACCAGGGGGAGGGGGATCAGGAGGTATGGGGTCTTACGATGCGCTATCAACAATGAGGTTGGAGCCAGGTGACAGAGCTAGGAGGGAAGCCCATGGCCGCTAGTTACCGGCAGTTCCGCGACGACTTACTTGTTGCGCTAGCTCGCAAGACTGAGAGCGACGGGCGAAACTACTACAACCTCGAGGATATTGCCGAAGAAGCCGGTCTCCCTCGGCAGGCCGGGTGGGTCGATATGGCAGGTAGTGAGTTTGTAGACCAGGGATACATGAAAGACGCAACCAGCTCCAGCGGTCCCGCAGGCCTGCTTGCAGGTCCGGGTCAGGAGGAAGCTGAACACCTTACGGAGGTCGCTGAACGGGTAGTCGAGCTAGACCGGTCCAGCGAACAATACGACCGGGTCATCAAGGCCCTGGAGGACGTCGCCGAGGCATCCGATCGAACAACGAGTATGGAGCTTCAGAACCGGAAGATAAGGAACAGCGCCTGGCGGAAATCGAAGCAGCGCAACGACAGTTAAATAGCCCGAGGGTTCGTGTAGAGGCGTTGATGCAACTCGTGGGTCGTGCTCTAAAATACCTCGCACTGAAATTCGGCGAACAGAGCACTGGTAAGGCAGCTGCTGAAGCGGTTGAGAGAATTTCCAAGATGCTGTTTGGCTGACAGAGGAAGAAGGACCGAGGAGGAGGGGGAGGACTGAGGAGGGGATCAGTAGAGGGTGGGGAGCTGAAAGGCTCACACTACGTACCGAGGAGGAGGCGGGGAGGAAACCTAACGCTACTACGAGAGGTACCCCCTCGCAGGTACCCCCTCAGGCCTGACCCTGGGTCTGACATCGAGGGGTACATCAGGGGGACACCCCTCTACCTACCCACCTCGGAGCTACGACCTATAGGGGCTGACCCTGGGGGGGGGTTGAGTGGCAAGGTATTTCGCACCCACGGCAGATCAAGCACTTAGGCCCCTCCCCGATTGGGGGTCGGAGAGGAGCCCAAGGCCGTTGAGAGCACTTAGACCAGCGCGTTGATCGCTACGAACAGCCGGCGCATGGCCTCGTTCGAGTGGGTCGTCACGGTCACGCCATCGGCGTCCACGAACTCGTAGGAGCCGTCCGCCTTCAGCTTCAGCGAGACCGAGGCGGCCGAGGCGCCCTTCTTCACGGTGAGGGTGGTGAGAACGTTCATTGGATTACATCCAGGTTTGCGGGTTGAGGTTCGAGCCGAGGGCGTGTTCGAGGAACCGGTCGATCTCGGCCTGAAGGTGCCGATCCCGGCTCTCTTGGAGCCTGCGCTCGGCGTCGGCGCTCATGTGCTGGACCCAGTACCAGACGGCCCAGGCGAGCGCGTCGAGGCGGTCGTCGTGGACCAGGGAGCCCCGCTCTCTGGTGATGCGGGTGAGCTGGTAGAACAGCTGGTACTTGAGGGCCTTCTCGGGCGGGAGGTGCTGGGTGGATGCGAAGTCCCGCTCGACGACGCGCCTGTCGATGATCAGGCGGTGGTTGTTCATGACGGGCTCCAGGATGTCGATGATCCTGGCTTCCTTGAATGCCCGGTTGGTGGCCTTGACCTCTTCGAGGGTGCAGGGGTAGATCCGGCCGAGCACCGGGGCGAACAGCTTGCCCCACATGCCGTCGCCGAAGTTGCCCTCGTAGATGACCTTCTTGACCTGATGCTTCTTGGCGGTCTGCGCCAGGCACTCCAGGGTGGCCATCTCGTAGCCACCGACGAAGCCGCCAACCTCCGGGATGAAGATCTGGCTGTTGAGCATCTTCGAGATGGCGAAGGAGGTCTCGTCCTGACCGCGGCCGGAGGGGTCGATCGCCATCACGGCGCCGCCGTAGGGCTGCCAGATGACGTTGCCGGCTGGGTCGCGAAGCCCGTCGAGGGCCATGGGTCGGTAGAACTTGTCCCCCTTGAGGCCGACGTTCGGCAGCTCCTGGCAGACGAGTTCTGGAGCCGAAGCCCACACCACCTTCTCGGGGGCGCGCTCGGGGTTCAGGTCCATGATGACCAGGTCGGAGAGCTTCAGCGGGTGCCGCTCCTGGTCGGCCAGGCTGGTGTCGAGCATGTACTGGAGGCGGAAGCCCGATCGTCCCTGGGAGCTTTCCTTCTCCACGATGATCAGGTCGCCGAACCGGCGGGGCTCGACCGGTGTGCCTGCCAGGCTCGGGTCGCCCTCCAGTGCGGCGGTCACCCCAGGAGCCAGCTTGGTCCCGTAGCGGGCCTGCTCTGCCGGCGTGGGGAACCGGATTGGCCAGATACGGGTGTGGTAGCCGCGCTCGGGCAGGATCTCGTAGAGGCTGTCCTCCAGCTGGGGCGTGCCCAGGTAGATGACGCGGTGGCCCGGCCCCGGCTTGATGATGTTGTCCAGCTCGCGGACCTTCTCGCGGATCTTCTCCCGCATGGTCTGCGTCTGGCTGTTGTCCGGGGTCTCGACGTCGTCCGGGATGATGATGTTGGCGCGGCCCCCCGTGATGTTCGAGGTGATGCCCTTCGAGCGCACCGAGGGGCTCTGCTTGACCGTGGCACCCTGGACGTCGAAGCCCTCCATGGACGCCCGCATGTCACCCGTGGGGGCGAGGTGCTGGAGGATGGGCATCTCCCGGAGGAGCCGGAGCATGAAGGTGGTCTGGTCGCGGGCCTTGTCGGTGCTGGCCGAGACGATGAGGATCTGGAGATCGGGATCGTTGAGCAGCTGCCACAGGCAGAAGGCGCCCGTGATGTAGCTCTTGCCGACCCCGCGGAAGGCCTCGATGATCAGCCGATCCGGCCCATGCTGGAGGGTGTGGGCGATGTCGACCTGGACGGCATCCGGCGCCGGCAGGTTCAGGTGAGCCCACACGAGCCGGAGGAAGTTGTCGAAGCGCTTGAGGATCTTCGCTGGCAGCTTGGGCTTGGTCATGTGGAAGCCTTGCCGAGGTGGATAGGTTGGACGCACAGCTCCGCCCCGCGGCCTGGGGTAGCCAGGCGAGGCCGATGCGTCCGGTAAGGGGGTGGTGTCCCGGAGAGGAGCCCTCGCTGGGGGGCTGCTACGGGCTCCTAGCGGCTATCTGCCGAGGCGAACGACGTTGGTCTCTTCCTCGGGATCGTAGTCCGGCAGGCTGTCGACCAGTCTGCCCAGAGGGCTGTCCGCGACCGGGACGCCCTCGATGTGGTTGTCCTTGAGGAACTGCCTGACCACGTTGAGCGTCGCGGCCGAGCACTTCACGCGCTCGATGCGCTGGTCCTCGCCCTTGCCGACGAGAACCTCTTCGCCCTTCGTGACGCGCTCCAGCATGTCCTCGGCGAGCACGGCGTGGAGCTTGTCCATCAGGTCTTGGCTGGCGCGCTTGCTCATGATCAGTGAACTCCGATCAGCTTGAGCAGGAACGACGCGCCGGCGCCCGCAGCTGCACCCATGCCCAGTACTCTGGCCTGCCAGCGCTCCAGGATGCCGAGGCGGTGGTCGTGCTTGTCGAGCCGGCTCTCGTGTCGGAGCTGCGCGCCGAGGATGCCGTCCAGCTTCCCTTCCACCCGACCGATGGCCAGGAGGATTTCGCGGTTGTGTTCTTCCATGGTGGTGTCTCAGGGGTGAGATCCGAGGCCCCCGAAGGAGCCCCGGACAGGGTTACTGGGCGAGGTTGAGGAGGTTACGGACACCGGCAGGCGGCTTGCCCCGGAGGGTGTCTGCCGCAGACCGGCGATCCTGTTCGATGGCGGCCCGGAGTTCCCGGTCCTCCTTGATGAGCTGGTTCTTGGCAGCCTGGCGGTAGCTCTCGATGACCCGCTTGACGATCCTCAGCCGGTGGCTGGTGAACTCGTCGGGCGCGTCAGGGACGGACTGCCGCTCGATGTCGTAGGACGGCTTGGTGATGGTGGCTTCGAGCCGGTCCATGAGGTTGTAGCGACCGACCTTGACCTTGCCGTGCAGCTCCATCAGGCGGTCGTACTGCTTGGGGGTCAGCTCGACGTTGCCGATGTTCCGCTCCGGTGGCGCGAACCCGTGCTGGAGCCGGGCGATCTCGTTGATCACCACGCTCTTGCTCTGGTCCGTGATGGGGAACGGGCTGATCCGGTCGGGGTACATGACCAGGTCTTCGTAGGCGAGCGGCTCGCCGGTGACCCACGAGCGCCTCGGAGGGAGGTCCTTCGAGAGGCCGGGGATCTTGGCCCGGATGGCGTCGAACACCGACCGGATCTCGCGCATGTGCTCGTCCCCGAACGGGGTCGCCGAGGCCACCTGCTGGAGGCCAGACGAGAACGGCACGAGTGAGCCGGCGTGTCCCTGCACCCACTTCTCCATGAAGCGATCCGGCTGGGTCATGGCGTTCATGAACCGCGTCACGCCCTGGAGGTAGCTCTTGTTGGCCAGGTTGTGGGCGAGCGCCACAGCCATGCCGGTCGCGAGTTCGTCCAGCTCCTCTGCGCTGGTGTTCCCGCCCACCTCGACGAAGTCCGCGGCCAGGCCGAAGATCATCGCGAAGGGGTCGAGCCGGCCCATGTTGATGTACTTGTCGCCGAGCTTCAGCGAGTAGGGCTGCCAGCCGGTCTCCATGAGGCGCTGCCGCTCGTTGATGTCGGCAGGCCCAGCCCCGGTGATCCGGCCGCTGAGCGCCCACGTGGTGGCGGTCGCCCACATCATCCCGCCGAGAGCCTGACGGCCCCTGGCGATGGCCACACGCTCGGCGTTGCCGGACGCGAGGTCTTCCATGAACTGGCGCTGGAGGCGGTTGACGCCGGGGGTACGCTGCCACACCGACCGGAGGATGTTGGTCGGCGTGCGGATGAACGGCATCACGATGCGGAGGCCAGGGTGAGCGGCCACCGCCTTCTGAAGGGTCTTGCCGAAGCCCTGCTCCAGGTCTCGGGTGAAGGTGGCTTCCTCTGCCAGGCGCTTGGCCCAGGCGTCGGTCCCCTCCCCGGTCTCCAGGAAGGCACGGTCGACCTGGTCCTCGATGTAGGTCGCCAGCTGCTTGCCCTTGAGCCCCAGGTCGGAGCCGCGGACGTAGGCCTTGGAGTACAGCGTGGCACGGTAGTTGATCTGCTTGAAGAACTCGTCCTCAGCCAGGAGGAACCGCGAGGGGATGCGGAGCACCTTGCCGAGGTAGTCCACCCCGGTGGCCAGGGCGGTGCTGTCCTTCATGCCGAAGCTGCGGGCGGAGATCGCCTTGGTCGGCGCGTCGTAGACCATGTGCCGAGGGTCGAGGATGTTCTCCTCCAGCTTGAACGCCTTGCCGGCCATCCGCCACGCGTCGTTGAGTGCGGAGAAGATGCCGACGTAGTGGCGCCCGGCCTCACGGGCGATCGTCCAGCCCCCGTTGCGGATGCCGTACTCGATGCCCCCGATCATCTTCTCGGCCGGGATCGTCGCCGTCTGCACCGCGTTCGAGGTCAGGTTGATCAGGTGGGTCTTCGGGCCGGACAGGATTGAGTTGATCCAGTACTCGGTGTGGACGTCGAGGGCTCGGCCCCAACGGGTGGCTCGGGCGAGACGCGCCAGGGCCTTGGGGTCGCCACCGGCGGCCAGCATCTTCCTGGCAACCTCGGCAGCCCGCTTGGTCCCGCCAGCCGCGTTGAGCTGGTCGAGGATCTCGGCGGTGTCGAGCTTCGCGCCGCTGACGCTGTCGAACGTGCGGATGCGCCCGGCCGCGGTGGCACGAGCTGCGCCCGTCTGGATGGCCTTCAGGTTGACCTGTAGGTCGCCCAGCTGCTGGATGCGCTGCACGAACTTGGCCGCGGTCTCCGCGTTGTTCGGGTCAACGACCACCTGCTTGGACAGGTCGTCGATCTCCCGAGCGAGGGACTGCATGATCCGCTTCCCGGCCACCACGCGGGAGGCGAGCTGCGGCATCCCCTCCGCCTTGCGGGCGAAGATGGCCATGGTCTCTTCGAGGCCGAGGTCGAGGCTGTCGGCGATGAACCGCGAGCCGTCCTGAGCGATCTTCTCGAAGCTCTGGACGCCCTTGGTCGCCTTCAGCACGTCCTCCTCGATCACGCGGGCGGTGTGCTGGAGAGTCGCCTTCACGGCGTCCGGGCTGTCCATGTAGTCGAAGTTGAACAGCTTCGGGGCAGCATTCTCGAGAAAGGCCTCTTCGTCGACCAGGCCCGCCTTGACGGCGCCCATGGACGCGCGGACGGCCTCGTCGTCAACAACCGCCGGACGCCGCGGGCGAGAGCCTGCGCCGGCCGCCTTCATGTTGGTACGAGCGACCTCACCGGCCGCCTCTTCGACCACCTCGTCGGCACCGCCTGCGGCCTTCGCCGGGGCAGCGTCGAACAGGTCGAGCTGGATACCGCTCTCCTTGGCAGCCGCCTCGACCGCCTCGTCAACCTCGTCTAGGTGCTCGGCAGCGAACTTGGCAGCGGCCTCGGGGCCTTGCTCTGCGGCCACCTTGCGGGAGGCCTTCATGAACCGGGCAGCCCGGAAGACGGCCTCGGCCGCGCCACCCAGGATGATCCCCTCGAAGGCGTTCTTGAGGCGGGCCTCGGCGACGCTGTCCTCTTCATCAGAGGCCAGGTACTCGGTGATCGGGTTGGCCAGCATTTCGCTGGACTGGACCAGGTTGGACAGTCGGTCCTCGTAGGGGTCGAGCGCCACGGCATCGCCGAGCGCACCAGCCGCGAACGGCCGCGCGATGGCAGCCGCCTTGCCGGCGCCCTGGAGGACGCGAGCGCCCTTGAGGAACTTGCCGGCCCCGACGAACCCGACGAGCGCCTGGGTGAGGCCGCGGGAGACGCGACCGACCGTGGTCTCGCTCTCGCTCGCGCCGGGCAGCACGAGGGGGTTCTCTTCGGGGTAGTTGCCCCCGCCGAGAGTGCCGAGGGGGATGTGGGTTTCGAGCCAGGCACCAGCTTCATGGGTGAAGTCGATGGTCTCCTGGACGGCGTCACGGGCACCACCAACGACGGACACCGCGATGTCCGTGAGGAAGCCGCGCTCGGAAGGTTGCTCAGGCTGGGCCTGGGTGGCGGCCGGAGCAGTGGCCTGCTGCGTCGGGGTGACAGGTGCGGTCTGGCCGCTCTGACGGAAGGTGTACCGGCGGGCCGGCCCGGAGGCCGACCCTTCGGTGGGAACGCCAGGGGTCACGGGAGTGGTCATCACGTTCCCTTACGGTGTGAGGTTGCTTTCCAGCTCGCTCGCCTGGCGGCCGGTCTGCTCGCGAGCAGCACGGAGGGCGATGAGCCTGTCACGGATGCGGTTGATCCCCGCGGCGATGTCGGCAGGGAGGTCGGTCAGTTGGTCGAGAAGGCCGATGTCCTCGTCCTCGGGCTCTGCCGCAGGGGCGGGCTCGGGGGCAGGCTCTGGCGTAGGCGCAGGGGCTGGCTCCGGCTCCACCACGGGCTCCTCGGCGACCAGCTCCAGGCCAAGGAGGCGGGCCTGGGTAGCGATGAGGTCGTCGGGGCTGACCGAGAGGTGGTCGACCAGGTTCTTCAGGAGGCCGGTGCCGGTGGTCTCGAAGCGCTGCACCGAGTTCATGAAGGCGTCGGCATCGGTCCACATTGGGCGGTTCTGCCAGTCCACCTTGGCCGGCTCACGTTCGAGCGCCATGGCGGGCGGGAGGTACTGCTCAACGGGGGTCGCGACGTCGCCCTTGGCTTCGGTCGGGGTCTCGTAGGTGGCGCCGTCCCCGATCCGCTGCTGGTTATAGCGGGGGTTCTTGAGGAGGCCGGCCTGGAGGTCCTCGGCCGCGGCACGGATCTCCGCGCGCCGGGGCTTGCGACCTTCCTTCTGCTCGAAGCCGTCGACCCAGTCGAGGAGGTCGGAGTTGAAGCGGTTCTTCGCCTGCACGCCAAGCTCAGCGAGCGCTGGGTCGAGCCCACCAGCGATCGGGTCGCCGCCGGACACGAGCCGCTCAAGGTCGCGGGACATGCCCTGGATCTCCTCGTCGGCCAGGTCCGCGGAGTACCGCTGAGCCCGGTCGAGGTCGTCCATGAGCGAGGACGCGAAGTCGCTGTCGTAGGCCACGCCGACCAGCGAGACGATGTCCCGCATGCTGGCGCTGCCCTCGTGGACCATCGCACGCATGGTCGCCGCGGTCCTGTGATCGGTGATCACGCGGGTGCGGGCTTGGATCATCGAAGACTGCGCCGCCAGCAGGGAGCTGGCTGCACCGGGGTCCACCTGGCTGAGAGCCATGAGGGCCTCGTCGATGTCGGCGGTGTGGTCCTGGACCAGGCTGCTCCAAGCCCCACGCATCAGGTTGTCCACCTGCTGCTTCTGCTGCTGCTCGCGCATGAACACCGCGAAGTGGGCGTCCCTCTGGTTGAGCGAGGCGATGTTGTCCTCGGCCGCCTCGCGCAGCTGCCGAACCTTGGTGATCCCCGAGAGGGGGCCACTGTTGGTCCGCACGTCGTCGAGCACGTTCAGGACCGAGAGGTCCCGCATGGCGCGGGCCTGGACGGCGACCGCCTCGGCCGCGATCAGGTTGGCGTCAGAGCCGGACATGCCGTTGGCGACCGCATCGTCGACCAGGGTCTGGATCGAGTGGACCAGGTAGCCGCGGCGCAGCTCGGCCTCGTCCTGGAAGTTGCCCAGGTCGTGACCCTGCGCGGCGAGCGCCGAGGCCAGCTCGATGGGGTTGCCCAGCTCGATCACCGGGAAGAGGCTGGACACCTCCTGCTCCAGAGCGGAGCGGGCCTTCTCGCTGGTGCGCTTGAAGCTCTCCCCGATGTGGTACTGCATCAGGCGGTTCTGGCCGGACTGGGCTGCCGGGTCGAAGACCTGCTGGACCAGCTCGGGGGCGTAGCCGGCGAGGTTGGTCTTCATCCAGTCGGCGGTCTTCTTGCCGGCCCAGTCCGGGATGGCATCCGCCTCGGCATCCTGGATGGCTCCATCCTCCTGCCACTGCTGGAGCAGGAAGGTCTGGAACTCGTTGCCCTTCTGGCGCAGCTCGGACTTGAGGTAGCCGAGCTTCAGGTAGGGGTTGGCGCCCTCGGGGATCACGCCCTTGCGGACGGCCTCCTTGAGGGTGACCCGCTGCTCCTGCTGGAGCTGGGCACCGGCGGCCTCGTCCTCGGAGGCCTTGATGTCGTGCTCTTGCTTGAGGAACCGGTTGAGAGCCGGGTTGAAGTCGGCGAGGCCAGCCGCGAGGTCCTGCCAGGCGTTGCCACCGATCGTCGGCCCGAAGGTCCGGGCTCCCGGTGCGGCGTAGGTATCCAACACGCGGGCGGCTGAGCGCTGCTCGGCCATGGGGTTTCTCCTGTTACGAGGTGGTCAGCTTGGAGGTGTCGGTACGGTCGGCCACGAGCTTGTTGATCTGCTGGTCGCGGCGGTAGTCGGAGTAGGCACCCAGCGCCGCGCCGCCGATCGTCAGTGCCGGCCCAAAGGCGGAGGGGCCACGGACCACCGATGCGGTGTAGGGCTGGATCGAGGAGACCCGGTTCTTCAGCTCCTCGTGGAAGGCGCCGAGGTTCCGGCGGGACTGGCCTTCCTCGGACTTGAGATTGCCAAGGATGGTGTTGGTCTCGATGCCGGCCTGGCCCATGAGGTCGGCGATCACCTGGAGCAGAGAGTTGCCCCCAGCGCCGTTATGGGCCGCACGGGTGACGACGGTTGCCTTGGCCTGGGCCGCCTGCTTGGCGACGTTGAAGGCCTGCTGGCTGGCTGCCGCCCGGACTTCCTCCATGCGCGCGCCTTCGGCGACGTTCTGGAGGTTGTAGGAGGCCATGGCGCGCTTGTAGTTCTCCTGGATCTGCCGGTCGCGCTCTTTGACCTGCTGGGCCTGGTAGTCAGCCTGGTCCTGCGCCGCCTGGCGCTGACCCATGTACTGGGCGCCGGCCGCCACCGTGGTGACAGCCAGGGTCGCAAGAGGGATCGCGGCTGGTCCGCACATGGTGTTGCCTCGCGAAGGGGATGAACTGGTGCCCGTTGATGGGCAGGGGGGAGCCGAACTCGAAGCCGCACCACCGGAGCCA